TGTAAACCTATAATTTGTTGAATTATCATAAGCATTATCAGTATCAAATAATTCAGTGTCAAATTGAACTTTAGTATATGAAGCAGTACCTATGGTTTGATTTGAACTTAGATGAGCATAAAACGCTGGAGTGTTAACAGCCATAGTTTGACTTGCACCACTCGCTAATGCAACCGTCTCACCACTAGCACCCAAAGTAATCGTACCCGATCCTTGTGAACTTTGATGGACTATTTCATCTACAAATAATTTACTCATTATACTACCGTTAATGTTCCGTTGACAACCACTGTCCCTGTAAAGGCCGCTGGACCACAGACCATCATATTGTCTGTTGCACCCACGGTAATATCAGATGATATGGTTGCTTTGTTTTCATATCCACCATTGATGGATTTAATCATTCCAAATTCAATTGAGTTTTCTCCAGGAACTTGTTCACCTAAAGACTTTCCAATGTATACGACATAAATATTATTTGTTCCTGTTGGAGGCGCAGCTGTAAAACTTAAAGTTGTGCCACCTGATACTGTGTAAGCAGAGTGAGGATCCTGACGGACATTTCCGACAAACACTTCAATCTCATTTGTGTTTCCAACAGTTTGTGAAAGTGTAAAATTTGTTTCTGAATTATCACCAGAGAACTGCGAAGAGTTCATGGTTAGAAGGTTACCTTTGGGTGAATTTCCTAAATACGCCATTTAACCTCCTATGTACTTATATCATCTACAGCGCCGACAATAGTATCTAATGAACTTGCAGTGTCAGAAACAACATAAAGTTGATCACCTGAAGCAAGAACAACCTTTGATCCTCCATCAATTAATTCTAATGAACCACCTGATACGATCGGTGCATTTTTAATTAAATAATAATCTGTAGCACTTCTTTTAATATAAGCATCAACTTGAATAGTTGAAGTTGTTGTGTTGGCCAGTCTAATACTAATCAAAGTATCAAAACTATCTGCAGCTCCGCCTAAAGCATCAACTGGAGAAGTCCCTGTGTCTTTGGTTAAATAATTTCTGAAATTTTGTGCCATAATTTAATCCTTATACTATAATGCAATACTCATTGCAATGACAAAGCCATTGCTGGGTACCCCTGATACGACGTCTGACGCATCTTTAAATACTGCCTTACTTGCAGGCAATGTACAAAACACGTCTTTTGTACCTGCTGAAAAGTTAACTGCGCTATCAGAATTAGATGAAGAGATAATAGTATCTCTTGATAAAGCTCCAGCACTTACTGTGCCAAGACCGACTTCAAATTCAGATCCACCTTGTAGCGCAATTGCATAATACGTTGTATTGGTATTACCGATTGCAGATGAAAATGTTTCAAAGCCTGTTACAGCTCCATCCAATGTAAAAGATCCTGTACCCGTTGTGGTACTCGTCTCCTTTACTCTGTCATTTAATACTAATGCCATTGTAAACTCCTATTAACTATTATGCGTCGCCAAGTCTAATAATAGCATTAGATGAATCAGCAGTTGGAAACTGAATAACGAAATCTCCGTTAGTTGCAGTTTTTGTGCCGCCGAAATCTAAAACTAATACTGCTTCATTAGAAGTGCCTTTATAAATCAAAGCCCCTACTGCTGACAAAGTTACAGATGAAAAAGTTAAATCTGCAAAGTCAACATAAGCGATGTTTGATCCCACTGCTACACCGTTGTTCGTTAAAGTATTTCCACCCGCTGTATAGTTTGTACCAGATGAAGAAACTTCATTAGTAGTTGTATAAGCTGTAGTTGAAGTACTGAAACCAGATATGTCAGTGTAGAGTGCAAGTTTGAAAGTTGATCCACCAGAATCAAAATCAAACACACCACCTAATAGGTCTGTTTTAAAAGAGTCAGGTACTATATTAGCCATTTATTTTTCTCCTTATTAGTATTCTGATGGTGATTTTGAATTCATAGTAGATCGAATAACACCATCTTCATATTCGTCCCTGCGTCTTCTACCTTGTTGTTCGATAGAGTACGATTGAGCTGCTTTTGAATAAGCCTGTTCATAGTATTGTAGCATATCTGCAGGCCCTTTCAAGTATGCATATGTATTTACCAAAGATGCATACAAAAGTAAATCTTGATATTTATTTGACGTATAAGTTCCCTGAGTTGAACCAGGACTCGCTGTAATACTTGCCGGTTGTTTAGTATAAGCCAAAGTAATCAAATAAGTTGAATCTGGCGTAGGAGCCACAACCCAATAATTAGCGTCCCAATTACCATAATATTTAGGTAATCCAGAACTTGTCCCTGGAGTATCATAATATTCTGCCATAAATGATGTATCTCTTTTTTCTAGAAATACTTGATTACCTGATGAGTCTGTAAGCTGAGCATACCTGATAAATCTTAAATCAGATGGAATCGTTACATATCTGTTTCCGGCTTGTAAATTTGATGTGGCATAAAATCTATTATCATCAGAGTCTACTTCTCTGTAAATTCTATTCTCTGCATTTTGAATAATCGTATCTAAAATAGAATCCGATAAAACATTGCTATCAACTTCTGTATAGTTTCTAATATCTGATTGTAAGTTTGCTAAAGTGTATGCCATTATGGTGTCAATGTAACCGGTCCTGCTGCTACGGTCATGCCTCCTGATTTTTCTGTTACAGTTGGTGTTGCACCTAAAGTGAAACTATAACTGTCTGCATTAATTTTAGTTATACTATATCCTGATGAATTTTCAAATACTGTATATGCGACTCCACCAGGAGATCCATCTACATTTCTAAATACAACAACATCATCTGTTGAACGACCATGAGAAGGTTCAGTCACAGTAATGGTTGTAGATCCAGATGTCATATTAAATGGATTACCAGGAAGTAATGCAGCGACTGCAGGTTCTGTTCTCGCGGGTCTTGCTTGTGGTAAACCTTGACCATCTGCTTGAACTGGTTTTGGTTCTAACTGTGGATGCTTAGGCTCGTACTCTGAAACATGGACAAAGGAACCATTCCATTCAGTCACCATTTCAGAATAAGGAAATGCTTGTCCTGATCTATCTGAAATTGCTTGTGCGTATTTTCCTTTTGATAAAGCCATTAGACACTCGGGTAATAAGTTTTAGGTGTTATATATGTACTAGATGAAGAACCATCTTCTTCAAGAGCTCTTGATAATTCATCTTCATATAATAATTTTAAATTTTGTATTCTCTCTGGTGCAAACTTAATAGCTAAATAATATGCTAAACCTGCAATCATACAAGGAACAAATCGATAAGGTACATCTGCATCATTAGTATATGCACCGGCATCTTCAATTCTTTTTGTATAATAAAAATTAATAAAATTACCTGCTTCAGTTGAACCAGGAGTTAAATATAAAGTGATTGTGATTTTATCTATAAATCTTTGAACAAAATATTGTGTAGGTTGTCCTTCAGATGTTTTATTTGAAAAAGCTTGATAAGCGGATCTATTAATTTTAGTTAATGGCGTATCTATAGAAGATGCATTCCTATAAGAGCACTCCAATATATCATCAACACCATATATAGCAGTGGCATCCGAAGCTCCATCATCAGTTGAACGATACATTGTATAAGTTGCTTGACCATCGACTAAAGTAATTGAGTTATTTCTAACTTCCCAATAATGTAATCCTCTATTTGCCCATTCTTGAAAAAGAATATTTAAAGATCGTCTTGCACCTTTTAATTGGTAACCCGATACACCTTGCATACCTATTCTTTCATAGGCCTCTTCAGTTATATCTGCGATCGTAAAACCTTTTTCAAAGGTTGATGTACCCGAAGTAGTGTTAGCCATTTAGCCTCCTACTTGTCTATCAATACTGTAACTGTTGCATTAGAAATTGCTGATACTGTCATTCCATCTTTAAATAATATTCCGTCTTCTGGAATATTAAATGAAAAAACATCACCCGCAGGAACATCTGCTTGAAACTGAGTTACAGAATCTCCATCTTGTAAAGTTACAGATCCAGCTGATCCAGTTGAAGCAAGAATAATTCCTCTTAATCTTGTTCTTCCGCCGAAGACTGATGTAGCATCTGTTTTTCTAACCGCTTTAACATCTGATTTCATTCCCATTAATTTTCTCCTTAGTTAAGAGCTCCCGAAGGAGCTCTATAATTATTTACTATGCTACTGCAGCGCCTGTAGTAACATCAACAAAATTTGTTCCGTTACCAAAGCAAAGTGATCCAGTTAAAGATGCACCAGTTGCATCAGAAACATAGATTACCAAACCAGCAGTTGCTGTAGGTAAAGTTGCTAAAGTGTAAGTAGGTGCAATAAAACCATTGTCTGATTTTACTGGACCTGAAAACGTTGTTTGTGCCATATGTTTGTCCTCCTAGTTATTTGACATAGTCTCTAGGCCGTCGACTATACGCGTCTATGTCAATTTATTATTGTATAGTAAGTTTTTTATATATGAAATTATTGAAGAGTGCAAGAAGTCCCTACAGGAAAAAAGTGTTTTTCCAGTAATGTAGAGTCTCTAATTAACTAGCATAAAGATGATTTTCACCATCTCTAGCATTCTTTGGACTCTCTTGGTTAGCTAGGATTTGTCTAACGACTTTTTTAATTTCGTCTCCTAGTACCGACATTTCAGGTGTTACCATTCCGCCATTTTTCAGGTAGAGTTCGTTCCACTTAGATTCGAACGATATCTTCCTTGCGAACAACACCATGCTGTCCTTGTATGCCATCATTAACCTCCTCATAGGTTATATAGAATCCAGCGCCTGTGGATGTTCCAGCAAACTTTAATGGATTCGGCTCCCAATGTATAGCATTTTTTCCTAGAAAGTCAATGATTAGCGGATGTAAATCTTCAACGTCATTTATCTCTTTTTCAGACTCAACATTAAATTGAGTTTGTAATTCACGTGTAAAGATTTTTGTTAGATATTTCTTTTTCATGGGTTCGTCCTTTCTATCAAAAAGAAAGGCCCCAATCAAGGGGCCTTTCAAAATAAAAGTTAGTAATAAGAATTACTTATTACGCACCTTCAACACCGAAGATACCTCTAGGGTCAGATACACCAAATGAGTATCTTTCTCTAGCTTTGTATCTAACGTTACCAGTATCGAAATCACCTTCCATCTTAGTAGTGATAGGAGCTCTTTCGAAGTACTTCATACCATTAGGCACATCAGTTGTAATGTAGAACGCATCAGTGTCAGTTAAGAAGTTGTTCACTACATAACCTTGAGGAATCATTCCCATGTTTCTGATTGCGTTGATATCATTATCAGCTGTACCAACTCTGTTAGCAGATTTCATTAATCTCTCTGCAGTAAACTGTAGTTCAGATGGAATAATCATCTTTACAGCTTTTGCAGCGATCTTAAGACCTCTCTCATCAGTCATCGCAGCAATGTCGATTAAAGACTGTTCAAGAGAAGTTTCGTTTAAGTCTGCTTGAGTAGTTAAAGTGTTTTGGAACGTACCAGCAACTGTTGGGTGAGCTGTGTTAAATAAAGAAACACCGTCACCTGAATCAAAGTTGTCAGTAGTTGGTAATCCTTGAATTAAAGGATTAACAGCTTTAACTTGTTTAGTTTGTGCCATTGATCTAGCTAACGCTTTTGTGTATCTAGATGCTAATCTGTCATACAGATTATCTTCAATAGCTTCTTCTGTAATAGAGAACGCTAAAGCTACAGTCTCGTGAGTGTATCTAGCTGTGAAAGTCTCTTGAGCATTGTCAAAAGTCACGCCAGAACCTTCAGCTTTAACTTGCGCTTGAGCGAAACCTGATAACATTACTTCCTCTTCGAAAGCTCTGTCAGAAGTTTCCTTCACGTAAATTTGCTCGTGTTGGTTCTCGTATTGTTTATATTCCAGGCCAAATAAAGCATTTAAACCTGGCTCTAGTTCTTTAACTAGTTGTGATCTACTTATAGCCATAATTTATATTCTCCTTATATGCCTGCTACTTGTTTAATGAAGTGTTCGTTGATTGTAACAACCCAGTTAACGTTAGCAGATGCTAAGTCTGAATTGTCTGGATCTTTTGAAACACCCAATATTTTTAGCTGACCAGTAGATGTACCTAAAGTACCATCATCCAATTCTACTTTTGAAACGTAGTTTGGAGATGATCCAGCAGCGTACACAATGTCTGCTAAGTTTCCAACGTCAGTTTGTGCAGATGCACCTGCGTTGTCTGATTGTACTTCGAACCTTTGATACGGATCATCTGCTACGAAGCCGACAATGTCAGTCGCAGTATTTGAAGCCGCCAAGTGGTTCGCCCAAGTTGGTTTGCTTGTAGAAGCATCAGTATAGAAGATACCGTTAAGTGATCCTAATAATACATCGCCTGCTGCTGCAACACCAATTGTACCAGTCGCCAGCATTCCTACTGGGTCATTTTGGTAAATCGCTGTAGCCGAAGCTGCGATTGAGTATTCGGATAAACCTTGAGCGTCTCTATTCTGACCAACTTTTCCGATTGCTTTCAGTCCGAAAGCAG